AGTTGGTTTGATAGTTTAGAAGATGTTGAAAAATTAACTTTTCAATGGTGCGAAGATATAGGTTACTTATTTTCTAAAGATACAAAGACAGTAAAAATATTTACATCATTTAATTATGATGGTGATAAACTTTCTGTTGGTACTGTAACTGTATATCCTAGATCAGTTGTTAAAAAGATTGAGGTATTGAAATGAAATGTTTTTATTGCGACACCGAAGTTAGATGGAATAATGATTATGATGCCGAAGATGTTAATGAAGATTCAGAACATGAAATAATTAGTATGTATGAGTGTGATAATTGTAAGGCTTGGTATGAAGTATATACTAATAAAAAGGAGAAAAAAAAATGACCAATGAAAAAATGTTTGATGAAGTAGGTTGTCCAGAGGAACTAAAAAAATGTCAATCCGAAATTGAAAGACATAAATTGTTTATACAGAAACAAGCTAGTATTATAAAATCATTGGAACTAGAATTAGAACAAAAGAATAACGAAATAATTATAATTAAAAATAAATAATTTATGGCTAGACAAACTTATGCTTTCAGTAATGGAAGTTATAACGATTGGCATAGAAAATATGATGGCATTGCCATGATTGATATTGACAGTATTGAGTGCTGTCCACGTTGCTACGAACCTTTAGCTATAATTGAGACGTGTTATGATAAAGGACAGAAATATAAGGCTACAACCCTGTCAAAGATAGTCGCTAGTCGCTTAAATATACCCTGTTTTTTAGTATTCTATAAGAATTTGACCCCAACTACCCTAACTTTCCGGATCAAGCGAATAACAAGCTCTCCGACAGACTTTGAGTTAATGAATGAAGATCAATGGGTTGCCATCTTGCTAGACCTACAACAAAATCATAGGAAAGAATGTAAGAATGAACAATAGCCGAGCCTTTTTGCACATCACCTACAAACTGTATGGACACCTTGATAAATTAAGTGGTACTAAAAAATCTAATTGTTTGAACTGCTATTTATCTTTAATGAAACACGCATGGAAAAAGAATAACTATGAGTGTGGTCTGCGTTATTCTACTGTTGTAAAAGAAACTAAATTATCACGTATAACTGTCAGACGTACCCTTGATACTCTGGAAAAATTGCACGTTATATCAACTGTACGTGGTAGATCTGGTAAAACCTATAAAATCAACCAATTATTTATTAAAACTGAATCAGATAGCTCAATTATATACAATAATAAAAATAAGAAGTATAAAATTGATCACTCTAATGTATATAAAAGAGCAGTATTAGTAGAAGACATTAATACATTAAATATAGAAAATATTATTAGAGATAATAGAGGTGATATGGATAGTTTAATACTAAACTTATCAAAGCTCCCCCTGTCAGAACTTAATTTAGATACTAATAACCCATACTATGTAAAGTTAGCTAAAGAGAAAAAAGCTGAACTAGATCGTGAAAGTAAGGCAACCTATGTACATCCTCAAAAAATAATTAATGAATTAACCAAGATTAAAAAAAATAGTAACCCAAGATATAGGGAAAAGGTTGCGTTCAATAAACGTAATAATCTTGATTATAAAGGAAGACCTAAAAAGTAATATGGTAGGTAGACCAATGCGTAAGGTATTCTGTCAAGGCTTTACTCGTGCCGGTAGACGTGAGGGAAAACTAATACCATGTAGAATGAAAGGTTATGAACTTGCAAATGGTACGTATTACTGTAAATATCATGGCTATCAAAATGTTAAAGGGTTTAGAAAAGCTAAATATACAGATGAAACAAGGATCAAACAATTAAGCAAACTACAACAATTTAGGAAGTACACAGATGAACAGCTCAAAGAATACTATTACAACCAAGTCAAAGTCAGAATTGATAACAACGAGCCAAGCAGATACAATTTGCGAAAAACTAACGAGAGGTTTAACTCTTACCGAAATACTAGAGGAAAAACAATACGAGTTCAGCTTGATGAAATTTTATCATTTCTTAAAAAAAAATCCAGAACTGAACGAGAGAATAACTGAAGCTCGTAAAAATGGTGTTCAAACTTTAATAGATAAACTGTTGCAAGTCTTTCAATATCAAGAAATAGAAAACCCTAATCAGATACTATGGATAAGGGAAAAGACAAAGTTTATAACTTTCCTTGCTAACAAACTGACAGACTTATATTCAGATAATAAGGTACAAAATGTTAAAACAGATTCAAAAATATCTATATCTTGGGAAGATAATCAATCGGATATGATTGACGTTTCTGCTGATACTGTAATTGATACTTCCGATAATAAAGACCTTTAGCATTTAAAATATTTATAAGTGTTAATCTCATAAGTTCTTTTAAATTTTGTTTTTGTTGTAGTTGTTTATTCATCTTCCTCACAATCATCATGCCAAAAAACAATATTATTTTCTATATCGTGATCTGCTTTTTTTAACTCTTCTTTTGTGTAGGTATCTAAATATCCCCAATTTGAATGACCATAGTTATCTCTACAATAATCATCTATATATTCGCTGTGATCTCTCATTTTATTTTTCCCTTTTGTTTAGTTTTTTATATAATTCAAATAGTTTTTTAACATCACCACTTTTGAATTGATCTCTATGTAAATCAATATGCAAGTTTGGATATTGACTTTCTATTTCATATATTTGTTGTTTTATTTCTTCTTCTTTTGTCATTTTATTTTTCCCTTTGTTGTAATTGTTTATTCATTATTCTGGCATAAATTTATCATACATTTTGCTTGATAGCTTTGGTTTATTGATTGATTGACAATAACCTACAATCATACCAACATCATAAAACAAATCTTTTTCATCAATCTGTTCATAATCTTGTTTTAAACCCCAATATAAACTTGATACTATTTTTCTTATTTGTTTGCTGTCCATTTTATTTTTCCTCTCTGTTAGCTTTGTCAATTATATCATCTGGCAAAGGTACAATATCATAATCATAATGTATGGCTAAACTGTGGTCATTTAGATCAACCTCTTTTTTTATTTTTGCCAAATAATCATTAAAGTCTTTTATTGTTTTATTTAATTTATTATAGCTACTATCATCATTCATATTTATTCCTCGCTTTCTATTTGTTTAAGTCTGTTAAGATATAAGTACCATTTTTAATTTTGGCTCGTGTATCTTTTATAGTTTCATTAAGAAATATATTTCTATATTTGCCGGTAGTGTTGCTATAGTTCCAATATTTTTGATCAAGATATATTTTAAGACCCTGATCATCATTAACACAGTTAGCAAAATCATTTGTATATTGTTTTTTTACAATCATTGAATTGTAAGATTGAAAAAACTCATTACCATTATCATCAGTAATAACAAATTGATTGGCTATTTTATTTCCATTATTGCTTTCTATGTTTTTTACTTTCATTTGTTTCCTTTGGTTAGTTGTTTTTATTATAGTTATATTTGTGTCTTAATTTAGGCATTGTCTGGTAATGCTAAAAACAATGACATTACACCCGCAAAGCTAATTAAAAGACCCAATACTTTATGATCCCCTGCGTGTAAGAAAGTTATTGCACCTAACATTGCTAATATAAAACCCGTTAGTATCATTAGTATTCTAAATAATATATCTGCTTTCATTGTTTCCTTTGGTTGATTTGTTTTAAACATAATTAAAGATAATATAATAATAAGGCATGAATAAGGCATATACAAAAAAGATTTAATTATTATTAGTGTGATAATATTGCAACAAGTGTTGTATATTTACAGTTTAGAATGATTTAATGTAATGTGTTAGGTGTATAAAAGTTGGTATCCATTTATAAACAGCAACCGATTTTTTTCTCACGTCATAACAATCGACAACAATTTATTTAATTAAATGCTTTATTACCGGTAACTTTTATTTATCGCTAATCTAATTAAGATATATTTTACCTAGTATTGTCTATGTTTTTGTTTTTTAGATAGGGGGTATACCCCATATTTTTACCGCAGGTTTCTTTCTATATATACACCGGACTGTAGGACACCCTTACAGCCACCCACACCTTTATACACATACATCTTTTCTGTTTTATTTTTTTTAAAATGCACTAGATGTAGTATATGGATTACTTTAGTGCAGACGATTTAGATTCAGTTGCTTACATAGAAGAAGGCTCAAACAATGTTATATTAAAGTTTTATGGCTTTCCCAATAAACTAGCAGCCGATCTATTTATCAGCTATGCTATGCTCAATATGGGTTTTGATTACCAACCTGTATCTGGTACAAAATCCGACATGATACACTAAATATGGATATTAAAATACCTTACACACCAAGGAAGCATCAAGCTCACTTGCACAGACAGATAGATAAACACAGATGGAATGTACTTGTATGCCATAGAAGATTCGGCAAAACAGTTTGCATGATCAATCACCTAATTAGGTCAGCACTACTGTCCAAACTAAAGAACCCTAGGTTTGCCTACATTGCACCCACCTTTAAACAAGCAAAGTCTATTGCATGGGATTACATGAAACAGTTTACAGCAAAGATACCTCACACTAAATTTAACGAAACAGAACTACGTGTAGACCTACCTAATGGCTCTCGTATCACCTTGCTAGGCTCGGAATCTCCAGATGGGTTAAGAGGTATATACCTTGATGGATGTGTCATTGATGAGTACGCAAACGTAAACAGTAAATTGTTTCCAGAAATAATTAGACCCGCATTATCAGATCGTAAAGGCTACTGTGTGTTTATTGGCACACCAATGGGAATGAACAATAACTTTTATGAGTTGTACCAACACGCACAAGGTGCGGAAGATTGGTTTAACTACAAAGCAAAAGCATCAGATACCAAGATCGTAGACAATGATGAGTTGGTCAAGGCAAAAGAAGTAATGGGTGAGAAGAAGTATAACCAAGAGTTTGAATGTGATTGGATTGCTAACATTGAAGGTGCAGTATATGGAGATGTGATTGCAAAACTAGATGATGATAAACAGCTTACAAGAGTTCCATACGATCCTGCCTTACCAGTATCTACAGCATGGGATCTTGGGGTCTCCGACCACAGTAGTATAATATTCTATCAGCAGTTAGGTAGAAGCATTAATATAATAGATTACCACGAAGAGAAAGGTCAAGGTTTACCATACTACATTAAGATGATTGATCAGAAAGAGTATGTCTACAAAGATCACTTTGCACCACACGACATTGAAGTTACAGAGTTTGGCAATGGCAAAACTCGGAGAGAGGTCGCCACCCAATTAGGATTAAGGTTTAAAGTCGTTCCAAAAATTCCACTAGAGGATGGCATACACGCAACCACAATGACCTTACCTAGATGTTGGATTGATACTGACCATTGCAAAAAGTTAATAGATGCGTTAAGACATTACCACAGGAAGTATATTGATAAAAATAGAATGTTTAGATCAAAGCCTGTACACGATTGGAGTTCTCATGCTTGTGATGCAATGCGTTACCTAGCAGTTGGACTACAAGAAATTAATACTAGACAAACTGCTCCACAAAGTATAGCAGATAATAGTTATAGAATTATATAGGATTATTATGGAAACAAAAAAAACACTCTCAATGAATCAAATAAGATCAAATGAAATGGACACAACATTAAAAGTGATAAAAAAAACTTATAATCTTTCTGTTGGTGAAGCAAGTAAATATTCAAGAATTATTGATAATTATAAATATGGAAGAAATTTTAAAGAAAAAAACAAGTATAAAGGTGATGATAAAATTATTTTAAGATTTTTACCTAAATCTCTAATACAACAGAAAAAAAAAACAAGCATATTAAATAAATAATTATGGGATTTCTAAAACCAAAAATGCCACCGCTGCCACCAGTTCAACCTGCACCACCACCGCCATCAAGCGAGTTATCGCAAGAAGAAAAAGATGCGATTGCAGCAGAGCAAAGAGAGATTGCTAGAAAAAGAAGAGGTCGTAAGTCTACAATTTTAACTTCACCATTAGGTGTTGAGGAAGAAGCAGAAACAGAAAACAAAACTTTGTTAGGATCATAATGTTTGATAAAATTAAAAAGATATTTAAAAAAAAACCAACAGTAGAAAAAGAAAAAAGAACTTACGACAAAGCTATAGATCATGGTAATGACATTACTTTTGAAAACGAAGTTAAACAAATAAAAATAAAAAGAATATCAGAAACAAAATCAGATAAAGTATTTTCAGATAGAAAGTCAGAAACTAAATCTGGATTTGGAGAATAATTATGGGTGCAGGTGGAGCAAGTGGATCAGATGCAGGTTTTGCAAATACACAAAAATCAAAACTAACAAAAACAAATCAAGAAATTGTAGATAGTAATTTTAGAGATCGTGGAGCAAATAAAATAAAAAAAGGAATTAAAACTCCATCTATTGCTATCAATGTTCTTGGAACAGTATTATCAAAACCATTACAAGCTGGATCAAGAGTAAATAGAGATTTTTTTACAGATAAAGTTTTAGGATCTAAAAATTTTAAAGGTACTTCTAAATCTGATTTTATGAGTATGAGTGTAAGTCAACAAGAAAGTATCTATGGCGATTATATGTCTAGCAGACAAGCAGGAAAAACTGATGCTTATGGAAATTCTATAGGTAATAATAATAATGAATCTTCTATGATTAAAAAAAATATTGGCGGAAAAATAGTTTCTGTTGCACCAACAGCTGCAGAAGTTTCACAATCAGAAGCAGTAAATGCTACAAGTGAAGAAGATTCAATTCTTTTAAGAAAGAAAAAAACAAAAGCAAAAGGAAGATCAGCTACAATTTTAACAAGCTCTAAAGGTGTAGATGAAGGTTTAACATTAGGTAAGAAAAGTTTATTAGGATCATAATGGCAAGAACAGATTTATCAAAAGGAATATTATCCAGATACGAAAGACTAGAAGGTCAAAGACAAAATTGGGAAACGCATTGGCAGGAAGTTGCAGATTATATGCAACCAAGAAAAGCAGATGTTACTAAACAAAGAGCTAGAGGTGATAAAAGAATGGAACAAGTTTTTGATTCTTCACCTATACAAGCAGTAGAATTATTAGCAGCATCATTACATGGTATGCTAACTAATCCATCAACACCTTGGTTTACTTTAAGATTTAAAGATACAGAAATTGATAATGAAGATGAAGCAAAACTTTGGTTAGAAGCATCTACAGATGCAATGTATACAGCATTTAATAGATCAAACTTTCAACAAGAAATTTTTGAATTGTATCATGACCTAATTACATTTGGTACAGCAGCAATGTTTATTGAAGAAGATGATGATGATATTATAAAATTTTCAACAAGACATATTAACGAAGTTTTTATTGCAGAGAATGATAAAGGCAGAATAGATACAATCTTTAGAAGATTTAAAATAAGTGCTAGAGCTGCAATGCAAAAGTTTGGTGATGCAACATCAACAGACATTAAAGGTATATTTAAAAAAGATCCATACCAAGAAGTAGAAATACTACACGCAGTTTATCCAAGATCAGATTTTAATCCAAAGAAAAAAGATAAATCTAATATGCCATTTGAATCTGTTTATTTAGAATTTAAAAATGCAAATGAATTATCTATTAGTGGATTTAGAGAGTTCCCTTTCGTAGTACCTAGATATTTAAAAGCATCAAATGAAATTTATGGAAGATCACCTGCAATGACAGCATTGCCTGATGTTAAGATGTTAAATGAAATGTCAAAGACTACAATCAAAGCTGCACAGAAACAAGTTGATCCACCACTATTAGTTCCGGATGATGGCTTCTTACTTCCTGTAAGAACTGTACCGGGTGGACTAAATTTTTACAGAAGTGGTACAAGAGATAGAATAGAACCATTAAACATTGGTGCAAACAATCCACTAGGTTTAAATATGGAAGAGCAAAGAAGAGACAGTATTAGAGCTGTGTTCTATGTTAATCAACTTATGATGCAACAAGGTCCACAGATGACAGCAACAGAAGTTATCCAACGTAACGAAGAGAAGATGAGATTACTTGGTCCAGTATTAGGTAGACTACAATCAGAATTATTAAAACCATTAATTGATAGAGTGTTTGCAATATTACTTCGTAACGATATGTTACCACCAGCTCCAGAGTTTTTATCTGGTAGAGACATAGAAATAGAATATGTATCACCACTTGCTAAAGCACAAAAATCTTCAGAGCTACAATCTATTATGAGAGCAATAGAAATATTAGGTAGTCTTGCAAATGTAGCACCAGTATTTGATTATGTTAATTTTGATAACCTTGTTAAACATCTAGCAGACATTGTTGGTATGCCACAAAAATTATTAAAATCACAAAACCAAGTAAACGCAGAAAGAGAACAAGCCGCAGCACAAGCTGCAGAACAACAACAAATGGCACAGATGCAACAAGTTGCACAAGCCGGAGGAGATATAGCACCACTAGCAAAAGCATTGCCGGAAGAAGCAAAAGCATTAGTGGAATAATATGAAACAAGATAAACAACTAGAGAAATTTATAGCAGGACTAAAAAAAAATTATCAATACATATTCAATACAGACGAAGGCAAAGAAGTCTTAACTGACCTTGAAAAAAGATGTCATTATCATTCTACCACCAATGTAAAAGGTGATAGCCATGAAAGTGCATACATGGAAGGACAACGTAGTGTCATTCTATTTATTAAATCAATGCTACGAAATGATAAGGAAAAATAAAAATGTCAAATGAACAGATAACACAGGAAACTGTGCCTGTAGAACAAGCGACTACAGAAACAGTACAACCAACACAAACTGCTACACAAGTTGCAGTAAAAGGAGCAGATACTCCTGCACCACAAACATCATCTTGGAAAGATTCTATTAGTGAAGTTTATAGAAATGATCCTAACATTGAAAAATTTACTGAAGCAGATTCTTTAGCTAAATCTTATATCAATGCAGTTAAAATGATTGGTCAAGATAAAATAGCAATACCAACAAATAATTCAACTCAAGAAGCATGGGATGAAGCCTACGAAAAATTAGGTAGACCAGAATCTCCAGAAAAATATGCTTTAGATGCAAAATCAGATGTTGTTCCTTTTGATGAAAATGCAATTAAATCTTTTGCCGAACAATCACATAAGTTGGGTTTAAATAATAAACAAGCTCAAGGTATATTAGAGTTTTACAAAAATAATATGGAAGGCTCTGCACAACAAGCAAAAATAGATACTGAAACTGCTCAATCTCAAGCTGAACAAGAGTTAAGACAAGAATGGGGTAGAGACTTTGAAGGTAAAGTTAAACAAGCTGGTGCATTAGCAAAAGCTAATATTAATCCAGAAGTTTTAGATATGACTTTATCTAATGGTACAAGGATTGGAGATCATCCAGAAATTATTAAAGGATTTGCAAAAATAGCAGGAATGATGTCAGAAGATAAAATTGTTGCAACTGAAAGCGAAAATGTAAATACGATTGCAGATATTGAATCTGAAATATCAGCTATTACCAATGATACTAATGGACCTTATTGGAATAAACAACATCCAGATCATGATAAATTGGTACAACAAGTTTATACATTAAGAGAAATGTTAAATGCAGATAAATAATCTTAATGATAAAGAAATTCGGTTAGAAATATTAAGAATGGTAAAAGAAACAGGATCAGAGAAACAAAAAAATGATCCCTTGCCTTTTGCTGAAAAATATTATAACTGGGTAATAGGTAAGAAAATTCGCAAGAACCTTACTGACAAGAAGGAATAGACTTCTAGTCTAAAAGACTTAAAATCCAAGAGATGCCTACTATTATTTAGTGGAGAACCTTTCTGATTATTTTAACTTAACAATAATATGGAGAGACAATTATGTCATCAAATATAACTACAGCTTTTGTACAGCAGTATTCTGCAAACGTACAAATGCTTTCTCAACAAATGGGATCGTTATTAAGAGACAAAGTTCGTGTTGAATCTGTGGTTGGAAAAAATTCTTTTTTCGATCAAGTTGGTTCAGTAACTGCAGTTGAAAAAACTAGCAGACATTCAGACACTCCACAAATAGATACTCCTCATGCGAGAAGAAGAGTATCTCTTGCGGATTATGAATTTGCTGATCTAATAGATCAACAGGACAAAGTTAGACTTTTAATAGATCCGACTTCATCTTATGCTCAAGCTGCTGCTATGGCAATGGGTAGAGCTATGGATGATGTGATCATTTCTGCTGCACTAGGTACTGCGTACACTGGTGAGACAGGATCAACAAGCACAGCTAATGCGAATCAAATCGTACATGGTTCTGCTGGTTTAAATATCGCTAAATTAAGAGAAGCTAAACAAACTCTTGATTTAGGAGATGTAGATCCTTCAATTCCGAGACACATTATCGTGTCTCCGAGACAGATAAGTGATCTTTTAAATATAACTGAAGTAACAAGTTCTGATTTTAACACTGTCAAAGCATTGGCAAATGGTGAAATCAACTCGTTCCTTGGTTTTAATTTCATTGTATCAAACAGACTAGCATTATCTAGCACAACTAGATCATGTATAGCTTTTGCACAAGATGGAATCGCTTTAGGTGTTGGCAAAGATGTCAATGCTAGAATAGACGAAAGAAGCGACAAATCTTATGCCACTCAAGTGTACTACTGCATGAGCATTGGTGCCACTAGAATGGAAGAAGCTAAAGTTGTTGAAGTACAATGTACAGAATCATAATAGGAGGATAAATATATGGCTAATTCAATACAATACGCAAAAATTGCTAGTACACCTTCTGTTAAAGTAAATACTAACGAACTTTCTGGTAGAGTAAGAGTTGCGTTTGCTGAATACGAAGCAAGTGCTGAACAATCTACTATTACTATGTTTGTTATTCCTAATGGTGCTAGATTATTATCTGGTGCTGCTAGTTATGATGCTTTAGGATCTAGTACAACTATTTCTGTAGGTTATGCTGCTCATACAAAAGCAGATGGAACTGCACAAGCTCTTGATGTGGATGAATACAAAGCTGCGGCTGCGTCAACATCTGCTGAAAGTGTTGCAGCTCTTGACACTATAGCTTTAGGTAAAAATACAGTAACAGATGCTAATGAAGATGGTGTTCCAGTTACAGTTACATTAGCAGGTGCTAATGGTACTGGCACTATTCAGTTGCAAATGTTATATGTAATTGACTAATAAATAAAATTTTAGGCGGTGAAAGCGAGAGTGGAAGCCGCCTAGAGTGCATGAAAAAAATACAAGATTTAAAACCTGTATTACATTTTAAAAAAGATAATTATGTTTACAGGTATGTTTTAGTAGATAGGTTTAAGCATGATACTAAATATCATTATGGCTTTGATACTAAAAAAGAACGAACAGAAGAAGAAATATTTGCGTTAGAAAAAGATAGACAAATAAGACGCAAGTATATTATAAGGAAGTGATATGGCATCAACAGTAGACATTTGTAATGGAGCATTAAATCAATTAGGTGCAACAACAATACTTTCACTTACAGAAGATTCAAAAAACGCAAGACTTTGCAACTCAAGGTATACTCAAGTAAGAGATGGTTTATTTAGAACACATCCTTGGAACTGCTTACAAAAAAGAGTTGAACTAGCAGTAGATACTACAGCTCCTGCATGGGGTTTTAGTTATGCTTATACTTTACCAGCAGATTGTTTAAGATTACTTAAAATATTAGATTATGATTCAAACTACAAAGTAGAAGGTAGAAAGATATTAAGCAATACATCTAGTATGAAAATACTTTACATTGGTAGAATTACAGATCCTAATGAGTATGATGAATTATTAAGAGAAACTTTATCTGCTTCTTTAGCTGCTGATATTGCTTTTGCAGTTACTTCTAATAATACTACAGCAACAAATATGTATAATTTGTTTCAAGATAAATTAAAAGATGCTAGATTTGTAGATTCAACTGAAGGTCAAAATGTTGATCAAGATTTAGGCATGGCAGATCAAATAGATGCAAGTACATTTATAAACTCAAGGTTTTAATAAATGGCTAGGGTTGCTGTCGAACTTACAAACTTTACAGGTGGTGAACTATCGCCAAGATTAGATGGCAGAACAGATTTAACTAAATATACATCTGGTTGTGCAACATTAGAAAATTTAGTAGTATATCCACATGGTTCAGCAGCTCGTAGACCCGGTTCTACTTTTTTAGCAGAAGTTGCTGATAGCGATAACAAAACAAGATTAATACCTTTTGAATTTTCAACAACACAAACTTATATGCTTGAGTTCTCAAACTTAAAAATGAGAGTGTATAAAGATAGTGGTGCTGTATTAGAAGGAGATAAAACTATATCTGGAATTACCGCTGCTAATCCAGCAGTAGTAACTGCAACTTCACATGGTTATTCAAATGGTGATGAAGTATTGATTAGTGGTGTTTCTGGTATGACAGAAGTTAATGGTAAAAGATTTTTAGTTGCAGACAAAACTACCAATACATTTGAACTACAAGATAAAGATGGAGTGGATATAAACAGTTCTGCATTTACTGCTTATAGTTCTGGAGGTGTGGCTAACAAAGTTTTTGAATTAACAACACCTTATACTACTGCACAACTATTTGATATTAAGTTTGCACAAAGTGCTGATGTAATGTATATTACGCATCCTTCACACGAAGTAGAAAAACTATCTCGTACTGGTCATACTTCTTGGACATTAACTGATGTTGATTTTACTAATGGACCAATGCAAGATGCTAATACAACAACAACAACTTTAAATCCGGGAGCTACAGCAATAGGAACTGGTGTATCATTGGCAGCTTCTGCAGTTACTGGTATTAATAGTGGATCTGGTTTTCTTTCAACAGATGTTGGTAGGTTTGTTTTTCTTCATGGTGGTTATGCAAAAATTACTGGTGTAGCAGATACAACAAATGCAACAATTTCAATTCTTTCAACTTTAGATGCTTCAACTGCTACAGCAGATTGGCAGCTAGGAGCTTTTTCTGATACCACAGGTCATCCTTCTTGCGTAACTTTTTTTGAACAACGATTAGTATTTGCCGGAACAACTAACCAACCACAAACAGTATTTTTTTCAAAGTCTGGTGATTATGAAAACATGGATGCAAACATTGGTGGCACAATAGCTGATGATGATGCAATTATTTATACAATCGCATCTAACCAAGTTAATGCCATTAGATTTATGACTTCAACAAGAACTTTAATTATAGGTACAGCAGGTGGTGAATTTACAGTAAGTGGAGGTGGTACAGATAGTGCAGTTACACCTACAAACATATTAATTAAAAAACAATCTAACCATGGTGCAGCAAACGTAGATGCTATAGCTGTAGGTAACGCAACACTATTTTTACAAAGAGCTAAAAGAAAAATTAGAGAACTAGCTTATAACTTTGATGTAGATGGTTATATTGCACCCGATATGACTATTCTTGCCGAACACATTAGTGAAGGTGGTTTAACACAAATTGCATATCAACAAGAACCAAATCAAATTGTTTATGGAGTTAGAGGTGATGGTGAGTTAGTAGGATTAACTTATCAAAGAGAACAACAAGTAACTGCTTGGCATAGACATATTTTTGGTGGTAGATTTGGTAATGCAACAATTACAGTTACTGATTATGCAAATATAGCAAATGGTACAAGAATAGTTTTAACAAAAGCAAATGGTACGACTACAACCTTTACATCCGCTACATCTGCTACGTCTGGTAAATTTCATACAACAACAAGTAACAACCAAACAGCAACAAACTTAAAAACATTAATAGATGCTGATTCAGATTTTACAGCAACAGTTAGTAGTAATGTAGTTACGATTACAGAAACATCACCATTGTCTACAGGATTTTTAACTGTTACATCTTTAGATGATTCTACTAGATTAACAAAAACTGATGAAGGTAAAGCAGTATGTGAAAGTGTTGCAGTTATTCCAACTGACGATACTGAATATCAAGTCTATGTAATTGTTAAAAGAACAATCAATGGTGCTACTAGAAGATTTGTAGAAATATTAAATGTATTTGATTTTGATCAAACAGATAACACATCATTTAATTTTTTAGATAGTGCATTAAGTTATAGTGGTAGTGCTGTAAGTACAATATCAGGATTAGATCACCTTGAGGGACAAACAGTTTCTATATTAGCTAATGGTGCAACTCACCCAGATAAAACTGTAAGCTCTGGTAGTATTACTTTAGATCGTTCATCAAAAAATGTTAAAGTAGGTTTGGCTTATACATCTTTACTACAAACTATGAGATTAAATGCTGGATCACAGAATGGTACATCACAAGGTAAGACAAAAAGAATATATGATATTACAGTTAGAATGTTTGAAACTATTGGTGTAGAAGTTGGACCAGATTTAAGCAATTTAGAGAGAATACCATTTAGAAGTTCTGCTGATTTAATGGATGAAGGTATACCACCATTTACAGGAGATAAAGAGGTAGAGTTTAGAGGTAATTATGAAACTGATGGTTTTATCTTTGTTAGACAAACTCAACCTTTACCTTTTACAATTTTATCGTTATACCCAAGATTAACTACAAATGATGGATAATATGTTATATATAGTACCTTACACAAAAGAGCATGGACAGATTATATTGTCATATCAAATGAATCATAAAATACTAGAAGCAGACAGACATTATATTAATGTTGAAGGTGATGCTAAAAATTTAGAACAAGATCATTTAGCTTTTACAGGAATGGTAAATAATAAACCTATTTTTGCTGCGGGTATGAAAATGATTTGGGGTCAAGTAGCAGAAGGTTGGGTTATAGCATCAAATGATATGTGGAAACATCCTTTAGGTGTAGCTAAAGCAATTAAAAAAGATTTTGCTAGAGTTGCAAAAGAACATAATATAAAAAGAGTTCAAACTGCAATTAGAAAAGATTTTACTCAAGGTAAAAGATTTGCAGAGTGGTTAGGTTTGAAGAACGAAGGTTTAATGAGAAAATTTGGTTTTGATGGTTCTGATCAATATATGTATGCGAGGATATTCTAATGAAGATTTATAACAAAATTGTTTATGATATAAATGATAATATTATAGAAGAAGATTCTTATGAATATGAAGGACCATTAACATTAGCAGGACCAACATTGGTTGCAGCAGCACCTTATATTACAGCAGCAACTTCTGTAATGCAATTTACACATCAAGGTGCTATTGGTAAATATAATCAAGCAGCAAATAATAGAACTGCTGAAGTATTAGAGGGTCAAGCTACACAAATAGAACAAAAAGCAGAATTTGATGTTGCACAGTTTAATAAAACTTATCAAAAAGTAAAAGGAGAAACTACAGTTGCTCTTGCTAAATCTGGAGTACAAATAGGAAGTGGTAGTGCATATAATATTGCTTTATCAAATGCTCTTGAAGCAAAGTTACAAGAAAATTTAATAAAATATAATTCACAAGTTGCTGCAGCTAATAAAAGAGAAGAAGCTAGTTTTGCAAGAATAAAAGGTAGTATTGCTAGACAACAATCAAAACTTGCACAAATAGGAACTATAGCAACTGCAGGAACAACTTTATTAAGAATGGGTGGTAATTAATGCCAAAAATACCTACATTTACAGCAGAAGGATCAATCACTCAATTAGCGGGAACTACTAATGCTCCTCAAATTGGATTAAATCAAACATTAGCTACTGCTTTAGCACCTGCTACTAAAATGCTTGTTAATCAAAAAATACAAGAATCAAATGCACAAAATCAAGCAGAAGCATTAAAGCTAGAAAACAATTTTATAACTGATTTTATAAAAGTATCAGAGACTATTAATACTGATGAAGTAATGTCTGTTAATAAAGATGTTGCTAATAAATATTTAAAAGATCAATCTAATAATTTAATTAATAAATATAAATCTTTAGCAACTAATAATAATGTTGGAATTAAATTTGAAAACTATGCGTTAGCAGAAACACAAAAAACAATATTTAGAACTGATACAAAAATATCACAAAATATATTAAAAAATTTATTTGCTGGTTACGATAAACAAAAAGAACTTTTACTTATTACAGCAGATACAGATGAAAGTGGTATAGCTAAAGGAACTTTAAGAACAGATTTAGAAAAATTAACTAAAGATACTTTTACTTCACAAGTGTCATCACCAGAATTAAAAATTATGTTAGATTCCATACCAGCTGAAATTGATCTTATGGATGGTTCTAAAAATGTTATACAACAACCAGAAACAACTCTTTATGCTTTAAATGATGATAAAAATTATTTACCTAACTTAACTCTTAAACAAAGAAATTTTTTAAAAGAAAAAGCTATTACAATTTTAACACCACGAATTGACAATGATTGGAAAAATTATGTAGCTGCTGCGGCTTTAGGTAAAGAACCTGTACCATTTAATATGGATTTAGCTAAAGAAGTTTTACCTGCCGAAACAATAGTTAAAATGGAAAATCAATTAGAAACAATAGATGATACTATTGGTAAAGTAAAAATTTTAAATTCAATTAATTCTAAAGATTTAAAAACAACTATAGATCAATATGAATTAGAAATAGATACTAAAGTTCAAGCAGGTGTTATTGACTTTTTAATAGGTGAAAAAAAGAAAGAATATTATAATAACATTGTAAATAATAGACAAGAAATATTATCAACTGATCCTGTAAGATTTATTATAGATACAAATGAAGATATAAAAACTGCTGTAGAAGCTATTGAATCAGCAGAAGGAGATCAAAAAAATACATTAGAATTTGAATTAGCTACATCTTTAGTTAAAATTCAAACAGATTTAGGTGTACCAAAGTATAATCAAAAAGTTATGACCTCCAATCAATCAAAACAATTTGTTTTAAATTATAAAAATGGTGATCAAAATACTAGAGTAGCAATGTTACAAGGTTTAGATTTACAGTTTGGAGATCTAAACAATAAAGCATTTCAACAATTATTAAATGATGGTTTGCCAGAAACAGCTATTCTCTCATCTTATTTTCAAAACCCAGCAATAACTGAAGCATTTTTATCTTTTGATTCTAAAGAAAAAAGAACAGAACTAAAAGAATTTGCAAAACAAAATAATGTTAAATTTGATAAATTACAAAAAGATATAAGAACAAGTAAAGCTATAAGACTTTTTGAAGATATAGTTGCAACAAATACTGGAGCAAATAGTGCAGAAACTTTAGAGCAAATGAACAGTATTACAGAAATATTAACTTATTATACATTAAATCAAATGTTTACTGAAAGTGATACTAGCGAAGTTAAAGCAAGAAAAAAATCAATAGCACTTATTAAAGAAAATTTTCAAATAGAAGATACATATTACATTCCTAAAATATGGGATGGTAAAAAATTATTAGATAGTCATGTTGATACTGTTGTTGCTAAAACAGAAAT